CTGAGGCACAAAAAAGAAAAATTTCTATTAGTGTTTCTGAAGCTAAAGCCCAAAATTGGTTGATTATTTATCCAAATGGCAAAGAAAAAGAAATAAATAATCTTACTAAATTTTGTAAATCTAATAATTTAAATCACAGTCATATGATTTCTGTAAATCAAGGAAAAAGAAAACACCATAAAGGTTTTAAATGTCATAAGCTTGAGGCTATCACATGCCAATAAAAAATAAATTTTTATTGGAGTCATTCCGTTTATTGGGATTCCAATTTGGTGATCATGACCCGGTCCAAAAATTCAAGTCATTTGCAATCCCGGCGAACCTAGATGGTGCGTCTCAAATTGCAAGTGGTGGTATATACGGGACGTATGTCGATTTGGAGGGGACTGCCAAAAATGAGAGTGAACTCATCACCAGATATAAAGATATGGCGATGCAACCTGAATGTGAACAGGCCATAGAGGACATTATAACGGATGCAGTGGTTCAAGAGGACAATAAACCTGCTATACAAGTGAATCTAGAACAACTAGATCAACCAGATTCTATTAAAAATGACATTAGAGAGGCCTTTGAGGAAATCCTAAAACTTTTAAATTTCAATGAAGATGGAATGGAAATCTTCCGGCGCTGGTATGTTGATGGTAGACTTTTTTATCATATAATGATTAATCCTGAAGATCCTGATAAAGGTATTCAAGAATTACGTTATCTAGATCCTAGAAGAGTACGAAAGATTCGTGAAATTAAAAAGAAATTAGGAGAAGGTGGCGTTGAAATTATTGATGCCATTCTCGAATATTATCTTTACAATGAACGCGGTATTGTAAACGTAGAAAGTACAACCGCAGTCGGCGTAAAAATCGCAACTGATTCTATTTGTTATGTGCATTCTGGACAAATTGACAGTACACGTAATATGGTTGTTAGCTATTTACATAAAGCTATTAAACCATTAAATCAATTACGGGCGATGGAAGACGCGCATGTAATTTATAGATTAAGTAGAGCCGCTGAAAGAAGAGTATTTTATATTGATGTTGGTAACATGCCAACAAATCGTGCAGAACAATATATCAAAGTAATTATGAATGATTTTAGAAATAAAATTGTTTATGATTCTAATACTGGTGCGGTCCGTGATGATAAGAAGTTTTTATCCATGCAAGAGGATTTCTTCTTGCCTAGACGTGAAGGCGGTAGAGGAACTGAAGTAACTACACTTCCTGCGGGCTGTATTGCTTTAGACACTGAAATTAAATTATTAGATGGAAGAACTGAAAAACTATCCATTTTGATTGATGAATTTAATAAAGGAAAAGAAAATTGGGTTTATAGTTGTGATCCAAATGGTCATATAGTACCTGGGTTAATTGAATGGGCAGGTGTTACTCGAAAAAATACTGATGTTATGAAAATTTATTTAGATAATGGTAAGAGTCTTATTTGTACACCGGATCATAGATTTCCTATAATTGGTAGAGGTAAAGTGGATGCCAAAGATTTAGTTGTTGGTGATAGTTTAATACCTCTATATGAACGTGAAGAAAAAATACAAAATTCTAATCCTAGTAAATATAAACAGATTTATCAAAATGATACTAAGGAATGGGAATTCGTACATAGAATGGTTTCTAAGTATTTTCCAGAAAATGTATGGACTTATAATGAAAAATATAAAGATACAAAAAAGACAATAACACATCACAAGGATTTTAATAGATTTAATAATCATCCAAATAATTTGGTTAAAATGGGTCATAAAGATCATTTATTATATCATTCAGAAAATAATTATGTTTTAAATTTAAAAGAAAATGAACCAGAAAAATATAAAGAACATTGTAAAAATGTAAGTAAAAAATCTTTGGAATATCATAAAAAATTAAATTTGGATCCTGAACGTAAAAAGAAAATTTATAAAAAGGTTTCAAAGAGTGTTTCTAAAGCTAGAACGTCTGGTCCTAATTCAGAAAGATGTAAACAATCTGCAATTGAGAATTTTAGAAAAGGTACTGATAAAGTAATAGAACTATATAAAGATCCTATTTGGCGTGAAGAACAAATTGAGAAACAAAAAGAAGGATTTAAGGAATTTAAAGGTACCGAAATTTATATTCAAAGATGTAAAAATCTTTCTAAACGTAATCATGATAATTTTTTGAATCCTGAATATAAGGAAAAGGTATTTAAAAATCAAACCATTAAATTTGATAAAAAATGTTTGGATTTATTGGTAGATTTTATTAGAGAAACTAAAAGTACAAAAGCATCTGATGTTTGGAAACATATTGATAATGCTGGGAAATTAAATGAATACTTTTTGGAAATCAATAAAGATACAACGGCCGCTAATTTTTCTGGAAAATTGGGTTTAAATACTTTAAATAAGTTAGCACGTAAATTTGGATATAAAACCTTAGCCCACTTAGTTCAAGAGAATCAATATGTAAATCATCGGATTACTAAGATAGAATATTTGACTGAAAAAATTGATGTTGGGAATTTAACAATCAAAGAAACTCTTTATAATCAATATCATACATACACAATTGATGCTGGTATAATAATCTCCAATACCAATTTAGGTCAAATAGAAGATATTATGTATTTCCAAGAAAGGTTATACAAAGCTCTTCATGTTCCTACTTCAAGATTGAAATCTGATTCTGGTTTTGGTATGGGAAGATCCGCCGAAATCTCACGGGATGAGGTAAAGTTTTCGAGATTTATTACAAAGATACGCAAACGGTTCGATCATTTATTTAAAGAACTTTTGAAATCTCAGTTAGTCCTTAAGGGCATCATACTTGTTGATGAGTGGGATCCAATTAGAGAAAAAATAACTTTTGATTATCAAAAAGATTCAGTTTTCCAGGAAGCTAAGGAACAAGAAATTTGGTCAACACGAATTGAATTGTTACAACAATTTGATCCTGGTCCAATCGTTGATCGTTACGTATCACGTGAATGGATAAATAAAAATATTTTACGTTTTTCAGATGATGAAATCGAATTAATGGAGAAACAGATAAAAACTGAAAAACCTATTGCTGATAAGGAAGCCGAAAGAAATGCCTCTTTAGAGAATAGTGCATTTTTCGATGAACCTGAAACAAAACCACCAGCAAAGAAGAAAAAATCAGGAGAAAAATAAATGAATAGACGACCAGATTTTAAGGCTGCCATGCGTGATAAAAAAATTCTAAGACCGGGTGCTGGTGATACTAGATCATTACGAGCCAAAACAAATGAAGCGAAAGTGGTTTATGGAGTATCTTCGGCACATGTACATGCAAAAAGACAACCTATCAAAGTTACACCTAAGCCTGTAGAGGTATCCAAAGTATCAACACAAGTTACTGTACCCTTTACTTCTGTTGATGCATCTAAATTAGTTGTTCCTAAGAAACCGGAAACAAAAACAGAAACTCGACCGTGGAAACAACCAGCAATTAAAGAGTTAAAATTGGAGAAAAAAGATGAATCTAACAGCAAATAATACCATATTAGCATGTGAGAATCAAGATCCAACTGCTTTAGTTGAAAGTGTTGATTCCTTATTAACTGAAAAGTTAATCGGTGCAATTGATAAAAAACAAAAATCTATAAGTGCAACTTTCATAATTGAAGCTAAGAAAGAAATTAAAGATCCTTATGAAACTTATGATCCTGTTGTAAAAGAAGCTATTGATTATGTTGTTGAAACTGTATTGGAAAGTGGATTAGAATTAGAAAATACTATCCAACTAGCCTCAAAACAGTATAAAGTTAATGATAAGGACTTAAAAGAATACTTTGACACCTTTTTAGAAACTACAAAGACGGAAGTTAAAGTGGATAGTACCAGTTCTGACGATGAAGATAACAAACGTGGTATGAGGGATGATGAAGACACAAATAAACGTGTCCGTTATGAATCTCGTACAGTCATTTTAGGTGATGGAAACCAAATGGTATTATCTGAAGGATTCTGGGAACAAAATATTGACCCGGTACTTGAAAATTTGAATGAAGATAATCGTAAGTCTTTCTTGAATATTTTAACAAAAAATAAAGTTAATTTCTTGAAGGCTGTAAATTTCTGCCAGACCGTGGTAAAAGGATAAATATTAATATGCCACAAAAGAATATAATTGAAGCTGTAGAAAATAAACAGTTTTTACAAGTTCAGGAACTTACTGAGAGAGCTTTATATCGTAAAGCTGGTCTAATATTAGAGGAACAGAAGAAAAAGGTAGCCGCAAAGTCTTATTCTGGTAAAGAGTTATCAGGACAAGATGAAAAAACTATTTTTAATGCTTCTAGACGCCAAGCCTTCAAAGAAAAAATTAAGAAGCTTGGAACCAAAAAAGAGGAAAAATAAATGATAGGTGGATATTACTCACATGCTGCCGCGGTTACACCTAGTGATTCGGTAGTTTTAAGTCCCCCTTGTTATGCATTTATGGTAGGAACCAGTGGTACTGTTACTTTTGAAGTTTTTGGTGCCAATTATGATCCTGGGGCCGCACCAGGAGATACTACTCCAGTCCAATTATATTGTATTGCTGGATACATTTATCCAATCAGATGTTCTTTAATTAAAAGCACAGGAACTGCCGCTGAAAATATTGTCGCACTTTGGTAAATATATGTCTACAACTTTTAACGGGGAAAAAGCAGAAATACTAATAGAATCATGTGATGAATTCCGTTTTTTGACTGAAGATCTAAACGGTAAAAGATATCATATGGTTGAAGGTGTATTTTTACAGCAAGAAATTCCTAATAAAAATAAAAGAAAATACGCCAAAGGTGTAATGGAACCAGAAGTTAATCGCTATATCAATGAAATGATAGGTAGAAACCGTGCGGTTGGTGAATTGGGTCACCCTGATGGACCTACAATTAATCCAGAACGTGTTTCCCATAAAATTATTTCATTGATTCAAGATGGTAATAATTATATTGGAAAAGCAAGAATTTCTAATTCACCATTTGGAAAAATTGTACAGAACTTTTTAGATGAAGAAATCCAATTTGGCGTTTCTTCACGTGGTATTGGAACTTTAAGAAAAGTAAATGGTATTGATATGGTCCAGTCAGATTTTCGTCTGGCTACGGCTGCCGATATCGTAATGGATCCCAGTGCTCCTGACGCATTCGTAAGAGGAGTAATGGAAGATAAAGAATATATTTTTGCTGATGGATTAATTCAAGAGGCAAATTTAGATAAATGGAAAAAAGCTATTAAATCCGCTGCTAGTAATAATTTAAATGAAGTAAAGTTAAATACTTACCGTGATTTCCTAGTAGAATTGGATAATAAGTTTAAAATCCAGTAATTGATAAATATCATTAAGATATATCAAAGATTAATAAGGAGATATTCATGCGTTCTTTTAAAGAGAAAATTGAGAAAGTCCTCCGCGAAAATAAGAATGTTCTGAATGAGTCTGAAGAGGCTTATGGAACACATAGTCCTACGCAAGTTAAGCCTGAAAAGGGACAAGAAGTCACTTCTAGCTTAGACGGTACAGGAAAAGTTGACGCGACCGGACCTATTCCAACTGATGTTGGTAAAACATTAAAGACTACACCTGGTGTGAGTCCTACAGAAGGACCAACTGGTCACATTCCTGGTAATTCAGATTTACCTAGACCCCAACATGACGGCTTAGATAAAGAAAATAAATCTGCCGGAAAATCTGAACTTCCTCCTAAACCTAAAGTTTACGGTTTAACTGAAGAGGAAGACGATAAAAAAGATGAAGGTAAAGATAAGAAGAAAGAATTACCTCCATTTATGAAGAAAAAGGCTTTGAAAGAAGAGGAAGATGACGAAAAGAAAGAAGTAAAAAAGTCTGAATCCGAAGCCGCAAAAACTCTGTTAGGTAAACCTCATGGTTCTGGTGAAAAGGCCGATCATGTTAAGGAAGAAACCGATTCAGAGGAAGGCGATAAAACAAAGCAACAACTGGCAAAAGAAGAAAAGGAAGATGAAAAAGCTGATAAGAAAGCAGTATCTGAAGCAACCGATTCCCTTTTAGAAGGTGAAACAATTTCTGAAGCTTTGAAAGAAAAAACTGCCATTATCTTTGAGGCTGCCTTATCACAAAGTATTAAGAATTATCGCAAAATCTTGAATGAAAGATATACACAAAAACTTAATGCTAGGGTAGAACAAATTCGTGAAGATTTATCGGAAGCTGTAAGTGAGCATTTAGATTTAGTTGTTGAACATTGGGTTAAAACAAATGAAGTTCCTTTAGAGAAAGCTATTAAATCAGAATTGACAGAAGATTTCATTACTGGTTTAAAGAGTTTATTTGAGGAACATTATATCGAATTACCTCAAGAAAAAGTTGACGTTGTTTCTGAAATGGTGGACCGTATCAATAAATTAGAAAAGAAATTAAATGAACAAATTGATACAAATGTCAACCTTCAAAAACAGGTAAAACTTCATGAACGTACCGAAGTTTTTGATAAAGTAACAAAGGGAATGGTAGCCACTCAAGTTGAGAAGTTGAGAAGTTTATCTGAAAGTGTGGAGTATAAGTCTGCAAAACAATTTGAAACCTCTTTGAGTGTTTTGAAGGAAAATGTAGATTCTACACCAAAGAAACCTACTGAAACCAAAAAGACTCTATCTGAGCAAGTATTAGATGGAAATTCTGATATGGAACAAGTTGGTACGGAAAAAGTACAGTCAATTAGAACAACTTTAGCTAGAATGGCTAAAAAGTAAAGGATTTATAAATAACTCCAAAGAGTTTATTTAAGTTTTATCTGTAAAAGAGTTTAAGGAGAAATAATTAAAAATGAGACCTGAAATTACCACTGATAAATTAGTTGATAAGTGGGCAGAGGTTCTTGACGATGAAAATTTTGGTAAATTAACTAATCGACATAAGCGCCGGGTAACAGCGGTAGTTATGGAGAATCAAGCTAATGAGTTTGAAAAAACTCACCAAATGTTAACTGAGTCTGCCCCAACACTTAGTACTGGCGCTGGTATTGCTAACTTTGACCCGATTTTGATTTCTTTGGTCAGACGTGCTATGCCTAACTTAATTGCTTACGATGTATGCGGTGTGCAACCTATGGTTGGACCTACCGGATTAATCTTCGCAATGAAATCACGTTATACAAACAAACAAGGTACAGAGGCATTATTCAACGAAGCTAATACAGCCTTCACTGGACAAGATCCTGCTGGTCCTTTCGGTGCAAATTGGGGTGGAGCAACATTATCTGGTGCAGTCCAGACATTCTCAGGTGCAACCGCCCATGCTGGTACTGATCCAGTAAGTTCTGGATTCCCTCCAACTGCTTCTGGTTATACAACTGGTCGCGCAATGGCTACAGCACAAGCTGAAGCATTAGGTGATGGAGTTGGTGCAGATTTCAATCAAATGGCATTCAGCATTGATAAAATTTCTGTGGAAGCAAAGACAAGAGCATTGAAGGCAGAATATTCAATTGAAGTGGCTCAAGACTTAAAAGCTATTCACGGTTTAGATGCTGAAACAGAATTGGCTAATATTCTTTCGGCTGAAATCTTAACAGAAATCAATCGTGAAGTTATTCGTACAATCTATTTAATCGCCGTCCCTGGTGCCGCTCAAACAACTGTTCCTGGTACATTCGACTTAGATGTTGATGCCAATGGACGTTGGTCAGTTGAAAAGTTTAAGGGCTTAATGTTCCAAGTGGAACGTGAAGCAAACGCTATTGCGAAGGCAACTAGACGCGGTAGAGGTAATGTTATAATCTGTTCCTCAGACGTTGCAAGTGCGCTTGTAATGGCTGGTAAATTAGATTATACTCCTGCTATCCAATCCGATCTAACAGTAGACGATACTGGTAATACTTTTGCCGGTGTTCTAAATGGTCGTTTCCGTGTCTATATTGACCCTTACTTTGGTAACGGTGGGGCTAATGAAGAGTTCTTACTAGTTGGTTATAAGGGTGCTAATGCATACGATGCCGGTTTATTTTATTGCCCATATGTGCCATTGCAGTTATTCCGTGCCCAAGATCCGCATAGCTTCCAGCCAAAAATAGCCTTTAAGACCAGATATGCTCTAGCTCCTAATCCATTCTGGAGTGACGCAAATGCAACCTTGCAAGCTGATTCCTCAGCCTATTATAGGATGATAAAAGTAGTAAATTTGCTCTAGATTTCAACAAATAGACAAGACTGGCTGAAGGCCAGCATTTAATTCAAAGGCAGCTAATATAATTGGCTGCCTTTTTTTATTTAAAAATAATTTCAAAAGTATATGTTTCTTTTACTAAATAATACTGTAAAGAAACATTATGAACAAGTGTACAACTCAGCAGTTTATTAAAAAATCTATTAATGAATACGGAAATAGATTTGATTATTCCAAAACGCATTATACATCATTTAAGGAAAAATTAAAAATAAGATGTATAGAGCATAATAATATTTTTGAGGTTTCTCCATTAAACCATTTTATCCTGAAAGGTTGCGGTTGTAAATTTTGTGGTAAAATAATTCAACAAGAAAAATTACGCAAAAAAGATTTTAAAGAAATATTAGAAAAAAAATATCCAAATAAATATACAATTTTGGAGCCATACCAGCAAATACACAAAGACATACAAATCAAATGTAATATCCACAATATTATTTTTTCTTTATCTCCTTATAAATTATTAAAAGGAGGTAAAAAATGTAAAATATGTTGTCAAGAAAAATTATTTAAACATTTTTTAAAACGAGCAAAAGAAAAATGGGGAGAAAAATTTGATTATAGTGAAATCAAAAATTATAAAAATAAGAATATAAAAATTCCAATACGGTGTAATTTACATAACTCTTATTTCTCTCAAACTCCAGCGAATCATTTATTTTTTAATGGTTGTCCTGAATGCTTAAGAGAATCTCAAAGAAAATTATTTAGTAAAACAACCCAAGAATTTATTCAAGAATCAAATATAATTCATAATGGTTTTTATGATTACTCTAAATCTATCTATATCAACCAAAAAGAAAAAATAGAAATTATTTGCCCAGAACATGGATCTTTTTGGGTGTTCCCCACAAATCATTTAAAAGGTTGTGATTGCCAAAAATGTGGTTATAATAAGATAGCCGGTGGATACTTTAATAAATATTTTGAAAAATTTCCAGAAAAGAAAAATATTCCAGCAATTATATATTTCTTTAAGTTCACACGGAAATCAGATAATACATTCTTTTATAAATTGGGAATTTCAACAAAAATAAAAGAACGATATTCATCCAAAGAATATAAAGATTTCATCATAGAATCTATCTGGGAAGAAACTCTAACATTATATCAAGCGTGGAATTACGAACAAATATTACATAAATTATTAAAGGACTATAAATATCTTCCGGAAGAAAAATTTAATGGTAAAACTGAATGTTATTCCATTAATTTGCCTAAACCAAAATTCTTTAATATATTTGAACATGAATGGAAATTTAAAAATGATATTATATTCTCTAGGTTCAATATAAAGAATCATATTGAACAAAAATCAATTCACAAAATACCAGCAAGAAAAACAAAAATAAAAATAGTCGATAAAGAACAAACTGAGATATTTTTAAATCAGACACATTTTCAAGGATACATAAACTTTAATGTATCTTATGGTTTATTTTTAGATGATGAATTAGTTTCTATAATGACTTTTGGAAAACCTAGATACAATAAAAATTTTGATTGGGAATTGTTAAGATTTTCAACCAAATTAAATACCATAGTAGTTGGCGGTGCTTCTAAACTTTTTAATTTTTTCAAAAAACAACATTTACCTAAAAATATTATTTCTTATTCAGATAATAGATGGAATACTGGTGAGGTTTATAATTTGATTGGTTTAAAGTTTATTCATAATTCACTTCCAAATTATTGGTATGTTAAAGATAATTTGATTTATTCTCGGATAAAATGCCAGAAACATAAATTAAAGAATTTATTAGATACTTTTGATCCAAATAAAACTGAATATCAAAATATGAAAGACAATAACTTTACAAAAATTGTAGATTGTGGTAATAGCGTTTATATTTCTTGATAAATAATAGTGTTCCCTTATAGCAGCAGGAAAACAAATAATGTTAATTGAACATCAAAAACTTTCACACCCAAATGTACACTTAGCGGCATCACCATGGTCTGAGGACCAAACTTTACATATTGCATGTATGTACAGTAATCCTCAACGATGGACTGCTAGACGTGAATTATTCAACGATTTTCGTAAAAGAATGGAAGCTGCACCAAATATTATTTTATATGTTGGTGAAGTTGCCTTTGGTGATAGACCTTTTGAAGTTACTAGTCTTGATAATCCTCATGACTTCCAATTCCGAACAACTAGTGAACTTTGGTTAAAAGAAAATGTATTAAATCTTGTGGTCCAACGTATGCCACCTACAGCGCAATATGTTGGTTACATAGATGGAGATGTCGGTATGTCGCGTTATGATTGGGGATTAGAAGCAATTCACCAATTACAACATTATCATGCAGTACAATTATTTCATCAGTTTATTGACACCGATAAAAGACAAAGACCTTTAGGTATCACGAATGGCTTTGTATACTCCTATTCACATACAATTGTACCAAATATCTATAAGGACTTAGCAACATTAAATAGTCCTAGTGTAACTAATGAAAATTGTTATAAAGATATGACAAAATCTAACAGTTGGTGGGGTGCTACAGGTTTAGGATGGGCATATAGAAAATCTACATGGGATGCCATGGGTGGATTATTTGATGTAGCTATTCTTGGAAGTGCTGATTGGGTCATGGCATATGGTTTAATTGGAAAAAATGATGGTCGAGATTCTGATTACGAGAATTTACCTGCATATTATCGGGCTACCAGACAATGGCAAGACAATGCCGCAAGAGAAATCAAAGCTAATATTTGGTATATTGATAATCTGATTACTCATTATTGGCATGGACCAAAGGCAAACCGATTTTATAGAGAGCGTGCAAATATTTTGGAAGAAAATAAATTTGATCCTATAAAAGATTTAAGACGCGATTGGCAGGGATTATATCAATTAATTAATAATAAACCTAAATTACGTGACGATTTACGGCATTATTTTAGAGCAAGAAATGAAGATGATCCTAATTTAGCACCAAATGAAAGACTTTTAAAATAATATGAGCCTTACATTAACAGGACAATCTCAAAATTATGGGGCATTTAATAGGCAACCAAAGAATTTAAATCCACTTCTACCGAATAAATTTACTTTCTTTCTTACTAAATTGCCAGAAATGTCCCTAACATGCAAGGCGGCTAATATTCCTGCTATTAGCCTCCCTGCATGGGAACAAAAAACTAGTCTTAATCCTATAAAACGTAGTGGATTAAATGTTACGTTTGATGATCTAGAATTAACTTTTATAGTTGATAGGGATTTAAATAATTGGGCGGAATTATCTAATTGGATTCGCTTAATGGGTATGGTGGAAACAGGACAAGATTATGGTGAAGTTAAACTTGAGAATTTACAACCTGGTCCAGAAGGTGGATTAGTTTCTGACGCTCAATTGGTTTTATTGACTAATGAATCTGTTCCTAACATAGTTTTTTATTTTAAGGATGCATTTCCTGTATATCTTAGTGGATTAAGTTTAACTAATGATACTACAGATCCTTCTCCAATTGAAGCTACTGTACGGTTTTCCTACCCTTATTATGACTTTGAAACTGTAAATGCTACTGTAGAACCCGACTAAATATTAAAAAGATAGAAATTTTACATTTTAAGATTTCTATCTTTATGAATTTAAAGTACTTATTTTTGGGTAAATTAAATTCATATTTTTTAGTGGTATTACACGTATTTAATTAAAATGATAAATTATGACACTTTCCGAATTACATACCAAAGTTAAAAAAGATCTAAAAATTGAAGGTGATGAACTCACCCTAGAGTCAATTAGAACTCCGGATATCCATCATGAATATAATAAACTTCTGATGTCCGAAAAATTAGCATTAAAAAATTTGGAACGTCAATGGGATAAATTATATTTGGAACGATGGGAATATTATCGCAAAAAATCTGAGCCTGATGTATATGAGAAAAAACCATTACTCAAAAAAATATTAGATACCGATGTAAAATTATATCTTGCTGCTGATGATGAACTTCAGAATTTACGATTTCAAATGGATGGAAAAGAAGAATTGATAGATTTCCTTAAACGTACTATGGAACAAATATCACAAAGACAATGGCATATACGTAATGCTATAGAAAATTATAAATTTTTAAATGGGGATAAATAAATTTTATATGTATGGTATTATTTATTCTGCAACCAATCAAATTTCAAATAAAAAGTATATAGGAAAAACTTCTAACCAATAAATAGTGATAGAGGATTAATAACCAGATGATTCGTGCAACCAAATACGATATAACCATTTATAGAGGTGCAACTTTCGATTTGTCACTAACATGGCAGGATTCAAATGGTAATGTTTTTGATTTAAGTTCCTATACTGATGCTGCGATGCAAATTAGGTTAACACCTACAACTCCGGATCCTCCTATAATTTCATTAACATTAGATAGTGGTATAACATTAGGTTCCACGGCACCTAATATAGTTATAGATATTGATGCAACTACTACTAATAATATAACAATACTAACTGGTGTGTATGATTTAATACTCACCGATAGCTCAGGAGTGGTAACTCGTTTATTGGAAGGTAAAGTTAAAATTAGCCCTGATGTGACCAGACCATGAGTATTATTGTTAATCAAAATTTAACTTCACTCGTTGCTAGTGAAACTTCTAATAATCTATCACCTGATATAAACAAAAATTTAATTTTGATTACAAAAATGAATTCTAGTTTAATTGAAAGTGGAATTTTGGGTCCTCAAGGACCTGTAGGACCTGAAGGTGCCACCGGTGCCGGAGTAACTGGAGCTACAGGTGCAACTGGAGACACAGGAATTCAAGGTTTTACTGGAGCAACCGGTTCATTAGGTAATACTGGAGCTACAGGTTTACAAGGACCTACGGGTGCAACAGGTAATGATGGAGGTCAAGGTGCTACTGGAGCAACCGGTCCAATAGGTGATACTGGAGTAACTGGTGGACAGGGAAATACTGGAGCAACAGGTGCAACTGGAGTCACAGGAATTCAAGGTGCTACAGGAGCCACAGGAGTAGGATCTACAGGTGCTACGGGACCTACAGGAAATACAGGTGCAACAACTGATGGATTTATTTCTACAATAAGTGGATCTTTTCAAAATTGTGTATCTGTAAGTAATGGA